GTTTACTTTTAAACTTTTAATAGAATGAGATGCTGCTCTTGCAATTTCTTCTGCTACTGTTCCTGCGGCTTTACCACTTAATTTTGATAAACCATATATTTTAGATAAAGTTTCAGCACTTACATTTCCATGAACATTTAATTTCATAAATGTTTTTAAAGTACTTGCTCCTAACATTTCTGAACCAGCTAATTGGCTATATATTGATCCGGCTGCTGCTGTTGCTTGTTCATGAGTCATACCCATAGCACCACCTATTGCTCTTGCTTGTCCTGCTAGTTTAGCTCCTGTTGCAGCACCTACCCCCATTTCACGAGTCATATTAGCTGTTTCTTGGCTAATTTCTTTCATGTATTCTAGAGCTTCGGCACCCATTTGTTTAAATTTCTGGAATAGGAAGGAGCCAGCACTAATAGCCATTGAAATTAAAGCCATTGGGCCTAAAGCTGTCTTTAAAGCTGTACCAAAAGTAAATGCAGCTACTCTCATTTTACCAAACATACCTAATGATTTTTTACCTCCATCAGTTAATCTATATGTTAATTCATCTGCTGCTTGTTTTGCTTTATCTAATCCTAATCTATTACTTAAATTACCAAATCCTAATTTATTTAAAACCTTTGAAGTTCCACCTACCGCAGAGGTAAATAAGGATTGGGATGATACTAAATTTTCTTGACGTCTTAATTGTTCTTTTAAATGAACATTATTGCCTTCTAATAATTTTCCAGCTTCTTCTAATAGTACTAATTGTTGAGCTTCAGGTGTTAAATTTTCGTAAGCAAGTTTAAGTTGTTCTTCTTTTTTAAGTACTGTTTTTTGGGTTTGAGCATAAGCAACCTCATCAATTTTTAATCCTTGCTTTTTTTGGCTATCCATTTTAGCTAATTTAGCTTGTTGATCTGAAAGACTTTGTTTTTTTATACCAAGCAATTTCATCTCATCTTTTAAACCATCTCCACCCTTTTTTATTAAAGCATTGGTTTGTTTTGTTATATCGTTTTGAAGTTGTAGATTTCTTGATATATCTTTTTGAACTTCTTTTACAGAATCATATTCGGATTTATATGCTTTAGTAGCTGCTGTAACTGCTTTAATATTATCTAATGATAATTTATCTAATGTACCTTTTTCTCTGTAAATCTTAATAAGATCAACCATCTTATCTTGAAGAGCTGTAACTAAATTTAGTTGGTCTCCTAAGGCTTTGTTAGCTTCTTCAGCATTTTGAGCTTTAATTTCTTCTAGTTTCTTAGCCATTTTACATTGAATATATGTTATAAATATTAAAAGGTATTAAAATATAATACCTTTTTTTTTTATTTTATTAAAATTTACTTCTATCTGGGTTTACCCAATCTAAAGTGGTTTTTCCGGGGTTATTATTTCCTGAAGTATTATTTTTATTTTTTTCTTCTTGGTCTATTGAATCTTGAGTCCATTTAAATGTAATGCGTCTTAACCAAATAGGCATATTATAGAGGGTATCATAATCATATCCTCGACCATAAAAAATAATTTCGTGAATTTGTTTAAATAAATTAAATCTATACTCTTGAGTCAGGCCAAAAAAACTGTACCTGCATAGGTACGGTGACCTCCTCTTCACCATTTGCTCCTTCATGAATAAAGGTCATTTTAATATCTGGTTGGGTTGCTTTTAAGTAAGATCTAAAAGCTGAAGCATCACGTGCTAAAAAATAATTATCAACAAAGTCTCTAATAGTTTTAGGATCATCATCTCCATCTACTGAAAGGATTTGGATTTTTAAACGAGACGTAAGATCAGTAGATGCATTTTTATTAATTCTTTTAAGACCTTTACTTTCAGCCTCAATTGCTTTTTCATCTCTTGATGTTAAATATTTAAACGTAAGTTTATTTTTTCCTATGGGTGTTTCAAATTCAAATTCATTAACGCCTTTAGTTACTTTTGTTTCATCTAAATAAATAGTAGGAAGTTCGTTAAGATCTAATAGTATTTCTTCTCCTTCATATGTAAAAGGATAATCTTTACCATAACCTAAAATACGAGAAGCAACCATAATAGCATTTTTATCTCCAATTAATAGATCGTCCCAATCAAATTTAGTTATTACAAGAGATTGCAGTAATTTATCAATTACTATTCCTTGTTTAATATAATTTAGATTAGTAAGAATATCTTCTTCTTTAGCTGTCATATATTTTATTTCGACAGTACCTTTTGATAAGGGATGTTTTTCAGGGTAAAGTAAACCTTTTGAAGGTAATTCTACGTGTTCCGTAGGGAATTTGTGTTTTTTTTCTTCCATAATTTTTATTTATTATAACTTTGTTGTTCGTATATAAATATATGGAAATAAAGGAAGCTCGCATTTTTTGCGAGCTTTCTTTAAAATAATTTTAAAATGTTAAATTAGAAATTTAACACACAATAATCTGGTTGAACTGTCATTGTAAGGTTTATAGCTGTATCCGCTGTATCCCAATTGTATTCACCAAAGGCAGCACTTGTAATAAAACATCCTTTTAATATCCATTCAGAAACAATATCTCCTACAGGACCTAATACATTTATTGTTAATTCTTTTTTATACATATCCAAATAACCATCCCGTCCTGTTACAGATTCATGGTGTAATCGTACCCACTCCATTATTGCTTGAGCTCCCGAAGGAGTTATTGGGTCATAAAGAGTAAATGTAATTGGATCCCATTTTGTCATACCCTTAAGGTAACGTTGAACGTTCATATGGTTTAAGGTAACTGTTCCTGAGTTAAGAGTAACTGCACTTACACCTTTAATTTCATATGATGGAATTCCACCAATTAGCACGATAAACCTATTTGCTTGTTTTGGTTCAAATGCATTGAAAAATATTTCGCTTGAATCTAATATGGCCATTTTGTTATTTTATTTAGTTTTATTATAAATATTAAATATTTTATTTTTTTATCCAGGGAATATAGCACCTGTTGGTAAAATATTAAAGTCTAGATAGATGAATTCTGCTGTTTTTGTTGGTTGGATATAAATCTGACCTACCATTTGATTTCTATCGATTACATCCGCTGTATTGTTGCTATCATCCATGATTACTTTAAAAGCATACAAACCTTGTTTTTGTTGTACTGTTTCTAAATATGGATTTACTGCAGCTAAAAAACCATTTCTTGTAGCTATTGAATTTTGTTCAAATACTAAGTTTTGAGCTACTTGAGAAATATAAGATTTAAGTGCAATTAATAAACGACGAACATTTACACGATCAAGAGCAGATGCTTTTGTTTGTAATGTTTTTTGGCCATATACTACAACTCCATTTCCAGGGAATGTAGCTATTGGATTTACTTTATTTTCATATAAATTATCACGATCTGTTTGAGATAATTTCTTTTCAGCTCTAACTGCTGTGCTTAATCCACCTCTAGTAATACCGGCAGGGGCAAACCAAGGTTCTGAAATACTATCATTGAAAGCATAAGCTCCTGCTACTAATGATGATGCTGGTAGCCAAACTAACTGTGCTGAATCTGGATCAATTGTTTGAACCCAAGGCCAATAAGAGGCAGCATATGAAGTGTTTTTAGAACTTGCTTGGGCAACAGCTTGTGATATAGTAGATCCAAAAGGTACTAAATCAACTATATAAATATTATCTCCTCTAAGTTGAGTATTATTTATTGCTGTTGTTATTTGTGAAGCACCTAAATTAGCTGTTGACGCAAATAATCCAGGAGTTAATAATACATTAAATCTATAATCATCAGCATTACCTAATAATCTAATCATATTAGTATAACCACTTGCTGATATACCTTGTGGGGCTGTAGTTGCAGCAGTAATTGAGTCATAATAATTTGCTTGACCTATAAATAAAGTCCCTGTAGCATTTTTAAAAGATCCTTCTGAGTTTACTGGGATTGAACTTGTATATTGAGGTTTTGCAATACCATTATTATCAAAGAAAAATGGTGTTGGAGTTGATACACTAGATACATAAACGTATCTTGAATTAACCGGATAATCTCCAATTACCTCAATTTGATTGTCTTGACTACTATATTGTTTTCTTTGGTTACCAATTACTTTAGATACATAATTTACTGAAGTTGGATCCATTGATAAATTAGTCCAAGTTTCTAACACAATTGGTGTATTAGAATTATCATCACCTCTTCTAATTAGTAAAGTAAAAGTTCCTGAGGAGGTATTATTGTTTTGAATTTGATATCTAATATTATCTTCTGAGCCTGAAAGTAATGAGCCACTAGCATCTAATGAACTAGAGCTATTCATAATAACACCCTCAGATATTGTTTTTAAAGTAAATGAAGATGAAACTGTACCTCCAGTAAATAAAGTAGTAGTACTTCCTGAAATGTAATAAAGGCTATTACCTAGAGTTCCAGAAGCTGTAGAAGATAAAGTAAGGATGGATGTTGCTGCGCTTGCTGTAATATTTGACCAAGAAGAAGTATAAGCAGTTGCTGATGAACTTGCATTAATAACAAAGGATGAAGTTGTTGCAAATGAAGATGTTGTTGAGAAGGCTGCAGCATTAATATTAACTTGATTTGCTGTGTTTGTTTGCGTAGAACCTGTGTAATTTATAGTAATACCATTTAAATTAAATGAACTAGAACCAACAGCTGCATAGCTAGCTGAAAGAGTAGTTATATCTAATGTTGCGGAAGCTGTTGTTTGTACTAAACCACTAGGTATACCTAGACCTCCACTAACATTATCATTACTTGAAACTGCAGGTAAAAAACTACCAGTTACTACTCTTGTTACTAATAAGGTTTCACCACCATTGTTAAAATAATTAAAAGCAGTTACCGAAGTAAAATAAGTATAAACTTGACTAGCACTTAAAAAAGTAGTACCAAATCTATTTTGATAGTCACTATAAGAACGAACAATTGTTGGGACATTTACAGGACCTTTTACTGTTGGTCCTACAATAGCGGCACCAACCACAATAGGTTGAGATGATACAAAAGAACCATCATTTTCTGATGCTTGTATTCCGGGAGATATTAATGTTGGCATGTTAGTAGTATTTTATTTTATTTGATTATAAATATATTAAGAATTTTCAAAATTAGATTTTTTAAATATACCTGTGTCGGGATCTATTATTCCATCTCCATATTTTTTATGTAATAAAATACCCATTTTTTCACAACTAGTATTTATTATTTTTGATTGAAATTGAAGATATTGTTTTTTTGATTGATATTCTATTTCTAATTCTTTAAAATTTAAAGATAAACTATTTTTTTTAATATCTAATTCTTTTAAAACTGATAACTCCTCAGGTGTTAGAACTATTTGATCCATGTTAATAAATATTAAGAACTTTATTAAGATTTAGTAGGAGTTAATAAATTCATTAACCTATAAATTTTTAATTTATAACATTATCGGTATATACGGGTTGTTAACAACATACAACAATATCTTATACTGCTCTACCTAATGTTGTTTGAAATGCTTGTACTGCAGTGTATAAATTAGATGATTCAATTGAAGTTAATCCGTCACCCATAGCCCAAAATGCGTAATTTTTAATGGTTACTAAGGGAGATATACCCACACAAGGGTCATTTAGACCGGTAATTACAACAGTACTTAATGGTCGTGAACCAGGGGAAATTGCTGTAAGTCCCTTCACATCCATCTCTATTCCATTTCTATACGCAACATAAGTTTGTGAGTTTGTTCTTGATATGGTGTATAAACCATTACCATTCTTATTTGTATAAGTTCGGGAGATATATCCTCCATAAACATCATAAAATTGGAGTTGTCCTGAAGTACGTATAAATAAATTATGTATAGCCGCAGTATACCCATATTCATCACATGATGTCATATCAAGAGTATGGAAATCGTTTGAATCACCTTGAGTTCTTGAATATATTGAATATTGATAATTTGTGTCTGAATTGAAATCGTTATATGGTGAAAATCCAGTATCTCCATAACATTCCCCATTTGAGGTAATTCCATTTTGGTTAAAAGTCCAACCTTGACTGAAACCTATTTTGAAACTATTTGGGTCTTTCAAGTTAAAACTACAAGGCTTTTTACTTCCACCAACAAATGGATAAATTACTGAGTATTTAGACCAAATATTAAATGATTTTAAATCAAGAACTAATGTGTTAATTGCAGTTTGTTCGGTTGGATTTGTTATGTCTGCTGCGGTAATAAATGCTTGTGCGTCTGGATCAACTGGGGGGATTGGAGGAATTGATTCTACTTTAGGTATCTGTATAAAGGCAAATGGAGTAAACATATTAAACTAAGTTTCTTATAGAACTTACATAAACTGTTGAAGCATCAAATGTAATCATTGTAACAATATCAACAGCATTTGCTACCGCAGATCCTGTATATAAAGAACCTGATGATTGTTTTACTATTAATGGAAAACTTACTGTTCCTGTACCTGCTGAACCTTGTGTTACACGAATATTTACTGTTTGTCCCGGGTTTATGTTTGTTGGATTAATATTAGTATTTGCTCCGTTTACTAGTGTTAAAGTAAAGAAGTTGTTTGTTGACATATCAAGGGATGCAGTAGTTGAGGCAATTGAAAGTGCAGTTACTTGTCCTCTTAAAGATCCAGATACTTGTGAATTACCTTGTATGATAAGTGAGCCTGTAATTTGAGCCGATCCTGTAATTTGTACTTGTGATCCTGAAGCAAAGATTAAGTTTGATCTTGAACCGTCTGCTGTACCATTACCTACTATAAAAGCACTTTGTGCTGAGGAGGAGCGGTTGTATTGGCCTTGTACGTGTTGGTATAATCCTAATGCTACTGTGTTAAAGCCTTCTGCGTGTGAGTAGTCTTGAGAGGCCGTTGTAGCATAACCTTCTGCGTGTGAATAATATCCACTTGCAGATGTATTTCTTCCTTCTGCGTGTGAATAGTCTCCGGATGCCGTTGTAGTATAACCTTCTGCATGAGAATATTGTCCTAATGCTATTGTATCTCGTCCTTCTGCGTGTGAATAGGATCCAGATGCTATTGTACTAAGACCTTCGGCGTGT